ATAGATCCTTTAAGGGTAAAGGTTGATTGGGTCCGGCTTTCATTGAAGCCATGGCCTACAGCTTCAGCGGGGATCAGCACCTCTGCTGTGTACCAACGATGATCACATGCAGTACACATGCGTCGTCTAATAATGGTGTTGTTGCTTGAGTCAGTGCGGGTGTGAGAAGCGCGAACGCTTTCCTTATCGCCGCAACTAGGGCATTGCATAATTACATTCCAAAGTAACGGGAGATAGGGACAGTCAACCTGCCAGTAACCGAGTCGTATAACAGCTTGTCGCATGTACCGGTCTCACCACTAAACCTGTTCTTTAGTACCCGCAACTGCAGCAGATTGCGTTCACTCATATCCCCTTGCTGGTTGCGTTCAGCACCAATGACCATATCGCTAAGTTGCGCTATGGCATGGCTGCCACGCAGGGCAGACAGTGAAGTCTGAGCACCTTCTTCATGGCCGCGACCTTCTGGCCGCTTGAGATGCGACACCAGCACAATGCCAATACCGCTTTGCTCTACTACCTGTCGTAACCGGGTGCAGGTCACATCAATAGCGCGGCGTTCATCTAACTCAGCCAAGCCACTAACGACAATGGTTAAGTGATCAAGGATTACAACGTCTGCTCCTTCACCATCAGCTAGGTATCGGATCTTATTAATCAAATGGTCAGGGTCCATGCTGCCGAAATGGTCATACAAATAACAGCGACCACTGCCAAATAAATTATCAAAGCTATCCCTCATCTCCTCCTCGGTAGCAAGAGCTGGGTCTAGGTGGATAGGTTTGTTTAGTTCGATACCAACCAGCCCCTGCATGGTGCGCTTAATTGATTCCTCTAGCGCTATGTAGCCCACCTTCATACCGTTATGCAAAAAGTGGTGAGCCCATTCTCTACATATAGAGGACTTACCGATACCACTACCAGCACAGAGGGTAACCATCTCACCTTTTCTAAAGCCCCTGGTCATACGGTTTAGATCTGGCCATGGGTAACCACAAGCAGCACCAGCCTGTGGTTTAATCAGCTCCTCCCACATCTCAGACGCATTAACAATCCCATCAGGGCGGGATGGAGTTGCCTTCCATAGCAGGTCTCTGAGTAGGTCGCCCTCCCCATTAACCAGCATTTCATTGGCGTCTTTACGTGGCAGATGGCAGATAGCAGCCTTGCCTAGGGGCAAGATTGTTAGTGCATCTGTTGCTGCTTTGATGCCAGGTTCATCACTGTCAAAACACAAGACGATCCGGTTGAACTGGCTAAGCCATTGCTGGTTAGCAGCCAGATATTTCTTGGCCGACTGTGCTCCATTCGGTAATGAAACAACTGGGTACTTATTGCCTTGCACTTGGCTAACCGACATAGCGTCGATCTCACCTTCAGTAATAACAACAAACAGCTGGCTGCCACCACCAATCCCTTGCCGCCATAGGTGTTGACCCCATAGCTGGATACCACTGGTGTCACCTAACCATTGGAACCGTTTGTCTTTATCTCGTATGTGCTGGGCACACACCGTACCCTGCTGGTCGCGGTACTCCGCTACCTGTACTGATTGGCCACGGTGTTGAGCAACGCCATAACCAAAGTGCTTAGCTGTTGTCTCAGTGATACCTCTCTTTGCTAATCCTTTGATGGAAGTGAACTCTATTAACGGACTGACGGGTGGTGGTAATGGTTGGATGGGTTGCACTGGCTTGTCTTTCTTTGGTTGGATCTGGTGGCCACAACCAAAGCAATGGCTATGGCCGTCGTCGTAAACAGCAAGGTTGTCTTGGCTGCTGCAAGCAGGACACGGGTCATGCCTCAGTAGTTTGGATGGCATCGGCGAACCAAGTGGTGGGGATATGACCTTGGCACCATGGGAAACCATGGCGTTCAGCCCATTGCCAATAAGCAAGGGACTTAGGTGCCTTAGATAATTTCACTTGTGCGTTCATGAAACACAAGCGAATGTCTAGCAATGGGTACTGGCTTTTAACAGCAAGCATCTTGCGTCGATCATCAGAGCTGAATAGGCCCTTGGTTTCTACTATCACCCCGTTAGGCAAGAAGAAATCAGGGGTGTAAACAGCTCTGATTATGTAGCCAAAACCTTTGGCTTCGTACTTGCAGTCAAGGCCACGCTTGGCAAGGGAGGCAGCGACTGCTGCCTCGTACTTGCTGCGGAACCTAGAAGTCGGCTTCGTCTGAAGCGACGGGGTCTGCATCCCAGGGGACAGCGGCTGGCGCTGCTGTCGTGGTGCCTTCTGGCGTCCAACCTTTCTCTTCGCCAAAGCCATGGCTGCTACCGCTACCGCCGGACTCAACCAACTTAATGATCTGCACAGCTTGCAACCGTAGGGTTACACCTGCTCCTATCACCGGGGTATAAAACGGTGAAGCTTGAAACGCCACCTTGCCTGTAGTGCCAGACCATAAGCCAGCTACTGAATAGCGATCAGTGACTGGGTTACCTTTGGCATCAAACAACGCAGGCTTACGCGACCAAGACTTGCCGTCACGGTCAACACCACTGGCCTTGCTCTTAGCTTTCAAGATAAGTGCTGGCACCCCATCAACTTCTTCAAACCGCCAAGGTAAATCGGTCAACTTAAACTTAGTGGTGGGTGCTTGTGCTTTTAATGAAGCCTTGTGTTGCTCCAAAAATTTATCTAGGTCTTCAGCTAAACGGGTCACCTCTGGATCAGAAGCATCCATCACAGCTATCACCTCGTACATCCCTTCGGGATGGAACTTGGTGTCAGGTTCAAGCAACTTTGGATACTGAAACTTAGCAACAGGAGTGGTGAATTTTTCTCCTTTAATCAAGATGAAGTTCATGTGATGAAGTAAGTGGAATGGCGGACAGTGTTTGGATTTAGTGTGCCTAGTTCTGGACCAGGCAGGATCGAATCAGCTACCTCAGATGGCAACTGTTTAGTTAGCTGATCGACTATACCCTTGAGTACATCACGGCTATAAAGATCAGCAAATGTATTGCGTACTGAATCACGCAATACAGCCATCTCGGCGGGGGTCGTGGCAAAGCAATCATGAATACCTCCAAGGTTTGTAATGCCCTTTGCAAAAGCATCGAGCGTGGTGAATGCCATGTGACTGGCATCTAATGAGTGGATAACATTAGGGCTAAGCCCTGTACCCATACGTCTAGGATCTAACCCTCTCTCTTCTAAGCCAGCAGTAAACCTTAGCGATACATTAGATAGGTATCGCAAGGTAATTACTGTGCCCTTCATATCAAGGTAACCTTGAGTAATAGGTAACCCGGCTGGGTTAGTCCACTGTAGTTTGATCTCACGCTTGCCAGCTAAATTACCTAACCGTTTGAACCATTGCATTGCTTCTTTAGCTGGACCTATAAACATATAGGTCTGTTGGCATAGGATTGTGGTTAAGTAATGCACTGCTGCCATAGCACCAGCTTTAAATTTCCAATTGTTTATACCGTACAGTTCAGCTGTGCGATCAAAGGCCCAGCGTTGGACGTGATCAAGGATTGATGTACGACCAGCGCTATAAGGTACTGTCATTACTACAGGTTTAAGCAGGCTGCGATCAGGTTGTAATTGCAGCCATGACTGAGCGTGTTCGTTACCATCAGCAGCATCGACACGCAGTATCGACAACACCTCGTTTAATACAACGCTATATATATCTTGCGGCTTCTCACTACTAGCTAGATTAACTAGCTTGCCCATCTCCTCACACCTCAGCAACGCTGAGTAATGTTGTATGCCAGAGCAAGTGCAGTCGAGCACCACTGGCAGGCAACACACATAGCCATAGCCATGTTGCTTGAACTGTTGATAGGTACGGCAGAAAGAAAGGAACTGCCATGGGTCAGCAGCACCAGTCCAGAACACAGCGTTACGCCATGGGTCAGCACCTGACACCATGATCTGGTCGTGGTGTTGTTTAACCCAGTCTGTTCTGGCCTGCCAAGTCAGCTTGCTATGGCCATACATGTTGGCACCATGTATGTATAACCAGCTGGCCTCCTCTGCTGTAGCTATAGGTTTACCCTCAGCAAATAGCAGCAGCGATCTACCTATATCATTAGTCTGTGGGTTAAGAAATGGGGGGCGGTAGTAATACCTGCCCCTAAAATCTATCTGAGTTGGGAAGTATATCTTGTCGTAGCTAGCCATACGATTAGCTATCCATAACTGCTTAGCTGTACCGACACGTCGGTTAATAGACTTGTCGTTCTTCTCATGCAGTATGCGAGCGTTAAACTTCCATTGCCTTACATCTTCATGGTCATCGGGTAAATGCTTAGGGTACGGTGGAATAAGGTAACCTTCACGGGGTAATAGCTTACCGATAGATAAGCTTTGATCCCATGCAAATTGCAACTGTTCCAGTAACCATTCGTTTACCCGCCATGGCACTGCTTGTTGTAAGTTAGCAGCCTTAATGAATGGCTCATCCCCTGTTATACCTAAAGGGTTAGCATCTTTAGTTAGCTTACTGTTAGGTATGCTAGTTAAGTAGCCGCCTTCTAGATCTTTATTCCATGGCCGTGGTGGCACAACCATGGGTAAAGCAAAGGGGCACAACAACTTACCTGCTGCTATCACATCATTGATAAACTCTATGCACTTAGGTGAAGGTGATACAACATAAGGGCTGCGGCCACCCTCTCGTTGTGTTTTTAGTATGATCATCCCTGTTAATTCAGCGATGTGCATAACTAACCACACACCTGTCGTTATCTTCTCTCTCGTTGCCCATTCTTCTGTTGCTTTCATACGTCTTATATCCTGTACCTTTTGTTTGTATGCACTGCGTATCTTTTCGTGGGTAATCATCTCCCATTTACTAGCACGGGCCAGCATGGTTTCAATCCATAGGCGTTCACCTACCAATCGACCTAGCTCTACTAATTTATTACCCTGCTGAATACTATCTACGACACAACGCATAGCAGTAGCTGCTATCTTATGTGGCGCTAATAATAAAAGGGGTTGCATGTTAGCAAAGCCAGGGCCAGCCTTGCCTTGTTTCATACGACGTCGTGTGTCTCTAATGACTTGCACTAAAGGTTGGATACCTAGCTCAGTTAAAGCTTCGCCGTATTGGCTAAGCGATTCCATCTTTCGTTCTTGCCGTCTGTTGTTAACAAAGGCATGACGATCAGCACCAAGCTGAAACATCTCACGCTCTAGTGCAAGCTGCTCCTCAATGGTTGGCATTAGGTTGCCGAGCTAAACGCCAACCTGCATGGAATGGAGCAGTCATGGTATCTCTTATCACCTCTCTAATTTCAGGGGCGAATGTCAACATCCACCTACCAAACTCACAATCCCGTAGTGCATTGCTGTTGTTACATGCAGGACGATCAGGGATATAAGTCCAGTAGGTAGTGTGAGGCATGTGGCCACCTGTAAAGGCACCGACATACCAGCCATACCCCTCAGCAAACCACAACACATCACCCGTGGCATTGGCCTGGGTTTTTAGTGGCTTGGTAGTTGATGGGTACACATCCTCAGCTGGTGCTTGGTAAGCGTCAGGCATAGTGTCAGTCATTGGGTAGTGCCTCCAAGGCTTTGCGGATGAGGATGTGTTGATCGGTGTTTAAGACCGTCATTTGCTGTGGGAAATCGGCACCACCAGCGGCAGCCAAAATTTTCAGCGCCTGCTCCTTCAAGCCCCATTGCTTGGGACGGCGGGCAAGCTCTAGATGCACGGCCCTGTGCATTTTTGTGCCGTCGGGGAGATCAACGAAGCCCCATTGGTAATTCCGAATGTGCTCACAGCACGCCTCCAGTTCCTGATCAGCGCCCCATTCGGCGGCTTCAGCAGCAACGTGTCGTAGCACCCACTCAGGCATGTGCCCTTGATACTTGTCCTCCCACGCATCAACCAATTCATTTGAAGGTGCGCCAATTGGATGTTTAGTCATGCTGCCTCTGGTGGGTTTGGTTTGTTGGTGAACCTAGCTACTTCAGCTCGATCTTTCCTGCCTGTTTCAGTAAGGGTGTAGCCACCGTGAAACGGACGGATCAACCTTGCATGTAACAGGATCTTTAGCTGTTCAAGTATTGCGTCGTGATACCAGATCTTATCCCGTGTAAGGAACAACGTCCGGCATTTAAGTTCTAGTTGCTTGGCATCGATTGGACTTGGATGTACAGCAGCGATCTTGTTAAGCAGCTCATTACGCAGGGCTGCCATAGCTTGGCTGTCATTCACTGATCACCATTCCTTTGACGACAGAAGGAAAAGGGAGTTCGACTTCAACCCAATGGACCTGAACGTTATCTGAGATGAAGTTACTGCCATCTTTTAATAAGTGACGGGCATCTTCAGTCATTTCATACCTAGTCGTACGAGAGGAACCGATGGCTTCCCATTCACCCCATTCATTAATTGCAATAGCAACGGTGCATACTGCAACGCTTGGCATCTCCATAGTTAGTAGTGCAGTGGTGGGTACAGCCGTGGCTGCCGTGTAAGCATACACACCCACTGGCGTGTGTCTGTTTAGCTGCAGGTTTTCTTAATAGAGGTACACACTGCTGAGGTACACACTGCCTCCCCCCTCCCCCGGCTGGGGCTGGGGCTGGGGCTGG